AAATCAAAATTATAAGGAACAGGGTTGAATTGAGAAAACAAACCATCAGCACTTTGATTGTAGTTTTTTACATTAGTATTTTGTTTTCTGGAAGCATCATAAGTCATACCCATCATTTCATATGAAAGAGATGGAATAACAATTTGAACTCTGGTATCTAGTTCTGGGTCATCCATTAACCTATGAGCATACTGTTCTTTGGAAGCATAAATTATTGATACTATGTACCTTTCTACTTCCTCTGAATTTTCATTATATCTAACTAGTGGAATTTGACTAAAAATATTACCAAATGCCAATGTAATTTTTCTAATGATATTATTGTGTATTATATTTGCCATTAGATTTGACCAAATGGGTTGGTTTCTGACGTATCGGTTAAACCACCACCTTGCATATTAATGAAATTGTTATCATAACTGTCGTTCTTTACATCAATTTCTAATTGATTATATGAAGTTAAAGTCCAATTTGCACCTGATGTTTGACCTATTATATTATTACCATCTGCAAATTCACCTCTGATATAAGTTACAGATAGGATTTTGGTTGGTGCATTCCACTTCTGAACTTGTGCAGAAGTTGTTGAATTTGCAAAAGTTCCATCTGGAGATTGGAATACTATTTCTCTGAATTGGTAATTTCCTGATCCGGTATTCATATGTAAATCAACAGTATATGCTGCATCTTGAACAACCGAATCAATTTCATCAACACCAGTATCGATAACTTCTTGAGAGAAACGATACTGTTCTAGTTTCAACTCATAGAAATAAGGCGCTCTTCTTCCTAACATGAAGAAGTCTTTGGTGTGGTCTGTGAAAGTAATTTCAAACAAGTTACCTACACCATTGATTACTGGTATATAAACTAAATCCCCTTCACGCGGTCTATTTTGTGTTGCAGTTTGTGGTACTCTTTGTGCATAACTTCTTTTTGAAACTATAACACTGGCTTCATTTCGAACTTCTAAACCAAATTTAGAGAAGAAGTCTCTATCACCACCATATTGTAATGCACTAGAAAGATACATTTCTATTGGGAATGCTGAATTGAATTTCTTCAATGGGTCTTCACCATATAGAATATCTCTTTCCTGTGGATTTGATATAGGAATATAATAGGCAGTGAACCCCATTATTTTAATAGATTCCACTATTAAATCTTCAACTAGACGCTGTTCGCCTATAGCGCCATAATTATTAAAATAGTGATTAGTAGTTGACATGTTTTAATTCATGAACCATTCTAATGGAGCAAAATACTCTGTGGCCATTTCTTGTTCTAATAGTTTTATTTCTTCAGTGGCTTCATCGTATATTTCTTTTCCGTTCAGTGTAACACCACCCGGTAATTGTATACCACCAAATTTCTTCATGTTATTACCCCAAGTTCTTTTAATCAGGGCAGTTGCATATTCTTTTAACCATCTATCATTCCAAACTTTACCATAAACTGTTGGGTCTATTAATGCATAACATTCCGCAACAACTACTGTTCCTACAGGAGCTTGGGATGCACCCCACCCCCAATCTATATACAACCTCTGCATATGTCTTTGGTAACGAATAGGGACTTCGCCGGTAAATAATAATTCCAAAGAACGAAGGTGTTGTTGTGTCAATGTATAATTAATATAAGACGCAGATGTAAAGTCATATAATTCGTTTAGACGTAATTGGTATCTCAAGTCGAACATATTAATAGTTGCTTGAGAATCTTGTATTGGAAATATTCTAGTTACACCTGTAATTTCCAAACAATTATTTGATGCATCGGTTACACCACAAAGGTTAATATATTTTTGATCTATATCTTCTTGAGTTATTCTTTTGACGTAATATATCTTTTGTAGACCATCGAAGTGATAATCCTGCCAATATTGCAGAGCGTCGTCTATACGATCTTGAACTTGATCTTCATCTACGTTAATATCAATTACTGGAAAACCCAGTCTTCTTAGACAATAGAATGCAAATTGTTGTCTGTTGGTGATTGATGCCATGGAATATCTCCTAATAATATACTATTTATAATATCAATAGGAGATTTGTTTATTTTATATTTTTAGTAATCCTGGCAACCTTTCATCTGTTTTTATTGCAACCATCCACGCAGATGTAACACATACATTCATATTTTTTAACCACTCGTTAGGAAACCAAGTATCTCGTCTATATTCTTGAAAACGAATTTCTTTATTGTTTATGAACTGTGCCAAATATGCATCCGTATAATAAAGGAAACTGTTTTCATTCCAGAAACTTACATGAGTGGGGTCTTGGAATGCTCCCCTTCCATCTGTACTTGGAACTTCTATAAATACCCAACCACCATGGCACAATACTCTATGTATTTCTTTCATAGTTTTTATCGGGTCTTTGAGGTGTTCGATAACATGACTTGCATTAATAACACCTACACTATTGTCCTCTAATGGTATACCATTGTTTAAGTCACAAGTAATATCCGCATTTTCACTTTGGTCTATTGTGGTATAATCTTTGTACCGATTAATACCACCACCCAAATCTACTTTCAACAACCCCTTTTCTTCTGCATCTTTTTCTGCCAGTTGTTGTGCATATTGATTGAATAATTCTCTTGTTTTAGTTTGTATTGATTGATTTCTTTCCAACCAAGTATTATCTCCGGTTATTCTATAGATGTATAGAACTTCAGGAATGTGTTTCATTTTAGTGTGGAGATATGTTCTAATACATAATTCGTGATCATCACAAATTGATAATTCTTTATTATGGCCACCTATTTCTTTATAAACTGAAGTCCTCCATGCTCTTACATGGTCGGGTGCATACCAAATAAAACCTAAACTATGACTAGTTGGTTTAAAACTGTTCATAGTAATGAGTTTATTACCCTTCCAATTAAAGTGTTTATATGACCATCCATATTCTTCACCATATGGAATAAAGTCACCATCCATGTGTAATGAAGCATTATCACTATATACAAAACCAATCTTTGAGTCTTGGAATGCTTCTAATAATTTTTCTAAACAATCGGGTGTTATTAAATCATCATGATCTATTTCTACTAGAATGTCTCCAGTTCCTAGATTGAAAGCATTATTTTTCACATGACCTATGTTTGAGTTTGGTTCGTCCATTCTATATACTTTAACTTTTTCGTGATATAGAATGTCATGTGGGATATGGGTAAATTTACATTTATTGTTTACCAATATTACCCATTCCCAATTGTCATATGTTTGATTTAAGATACAATCAAACAACTCATTCAAAAAAGGAATATTACCAGGATCGTGTTCTGGTGTTATCAAACTAAATTTTAATTCATTCATAATTAATCAAAGAAAAATAAATGTGTTAATCTGCTATCTGTTTTATTAGAACCGAAATATGGACCAGCTGAATGTATGGATTGTGCATCCATAATAACCAGTCTGTTGTATATATTACCCACTGAATCAACTATATCAAACTTTGTACTGTCATAGAAATTACCATTAAATGATTCGTCAACGTTTGCATCTAGAATATGTCTCGCTCCATTTATTTTTGATTTGTGTAACCTAGTGCCACTTACTAAAGGAGCATCTGGAGTTAGATAAATCATAGCTGCCCATTTTTGTAAATCATAATGGTAAACTTGTCTATCTTCTGATTTACATATTTGAAAACAACCATTATAACAATGTTCAGTAAATGCAGTTATTTTTTCTCCAATTATAGATTCAAATACTTCTTTAATTCCATTGGGACGATATGGTACACTAGACCTCAAACCCTTATACCATCTCAAATCTTCAATGTATTCCACATTAAGCGCATAATCTCTGACTTCATCAGGGTTAGAATAGAAGTTATCAACAACGAATAATTTTTTACTTTGACTTTTGTTTATGTAAAAAGGTAAAGGTTTATTGGTTAATTTCTGTTCTTTATATTTTCTTTTGGCTAATTCGTGTATGTTTTGTACTCTGTCTCCTTCGTCATGATACATCGAGGTGTTTATGAAATTAACATAATTTGGAAATGGGTTAACTCTTTCTGGTTGCATCATAATAGTGGTGCAATTTAACATTTGTTCATAATCACCTTTCCGTTCATATGCATACGCTAACCCAAATAAATGATCGTTTCTTCCTGGTGCAAATTTTTCGGATTGTTTATAGTAGTCTATTGATTCCTCTTGTTGACCCAAATAAGTATAAATTTCAGCCATAAAAATTAAAGTGATATAGATGGTTTCATCTATAAAACTTGGGTTTTTATAGTTATCACAATGATTCAAATATTCTTGGAAATAATACAAACATCTTCTGGCATATTCTTTATTATGGGACTCTCCCAAATATAATGCATCAGAAGGAAATGCATCCATGTAACTTTTACCTATGTACCAAAAATGATACATATCAGATAACATAGTTTTTTCTTTTATCATTTTTTCTTCGAGAATTAATGCATCAGAAATAAACTTGGTTGGAACCGTCCAACTTTGTCCCTCATTATAACCAACTTGTCTAAATGATTTGGGTAAATCAAACCTAGTAAATTGTTCACCTACACCATCTATATCACATCTAATAGTTTCATGACAAGTATCATGATTAAAACTCCAAGGTAGTTTTGCATTCCACATCCATGCTCTATGATATATGCATGTTCCACTAACTGCTGGTATATGGAATGATTGAATAGTAGTGTCATCCAATAGACTCCAATCGAAATCATCATCTACTTCCAAAACTTCATCGCAATCCATTTTTAAAATCCAATCACAATCATGGTCGGTTTTCTGACAAGTTTGGAGTAAATGGTCTCTATTCCAACCAAACCCTACCCACCCTTCTTCTACATTATATACAAAACCAGGAATGTCTTTATCTTTAAAAAAGTTTTCTACAACTAATTCTGTACCATCAGTTGAACCATTATTTTGTAAAACATAATAATCAATATATTGATAACATGATTCTAACATTCGACCTATAGTGGTAGATTCATTTTTGAACATAGAAATCATTACAATTTTAGTCTTTTTATTGACTAGATTTGTTTTTACGTTATCCTTTTTAATGACTAATATAATATCATCATATCTGCTTTTTACATGTCGTAGGTCGAAATATTCATAAGTATGACCAGCTGGAATTGTTTTTAATAATACTTCTACATCTTCGATTTGTTGTATATCTTCGATTACCATTATACCACCTGGTTTTAATAACGGTAAATATAAATCAATAGAACGAATTTGATCCTCTAATTCATGAGAACCATCTTCTGTGATAAAATCAAACTTTTCAGGGTATAGATTTTTAATTTCATCCCTAGTTGGTTCTTCATACGCACCCCGCACATGAGTTATATAATTAATTTTACTTAAATCTAACCTGTTTTTATTGTCTTGTTCTAATATATTTTGTTTATCCAATAAACAAATATTGAAATTGGGTAAAAGTTTATTCCATAAGACAGCGGAACCACCTGTTTTGGTTCCTATTTCTAACATATTACCAGACTTATCTAATAAATCATTCAGGTATTTGCCATACACTTCGCAATATGAGTGAACGGAATTTTTATCTGTACCCAAATAATGGGATTGATTACTCCACCCATATGTGTCCAATATATTGATTATTTTATCATAACAACTCATTGTAAATTTTTCCTGTTTTCTATAAAATTAAGAACTGATATATCGTTTATTTGTTGTTTGGATGGGCTGTATAATGCTCGTTTTCTATTTTCTATTTCTGAAGAAGGTGTAGTCAGATAATATGATGCTATACTTTTTCTATAGATATTTTCTGGACAATTGATAGGGTCGTTAAATCCATGCCATGAATTTTTAGATGCATCAAATAATACAACCCTATTAAACTTACATTCTATAACTGCTCTTTTTTCTTTGGGTGTTTTGGATTCTTCATTATGTGACCAAAATTCTAAATTACCACCCCATTCCGAATTCCAATCTTGCGAAAGGTATAGAATAAAATTGAATTTTCTTTGTAAGTTTAATTTTGGATGTATCGAATAATCCAAGTGAACATTTAATTTGCCACCATTTCCATGAATATGCCACCCAGCACCATGTAATCCGGTATCTAAATGTAAATCATCAAAATTGGTTATTGATTTTATCTTATTTAAAAACTCTACTGAATTTAAATAATTAAAGAATTTATATGTATTGGATGGGAAATGATACCAATTATTTAATGTTTTTTTGACTTCAAGTGGGTTATCGTATGTAAACCAGTCTGGAGAATTAAAATCTATAAACTCGTTTGAAAGAGTTATAGCCTCTTCAACATTTAAAAAATCATCAATAATAAAATATTCAAATGGATCATCGTAACGTGTCAAAATCATAAATCATATCTCTGAGGTAATATTAAATCATAGTTTTGATTTAATATAGTCAATTTGTTCTTTCTGTTCCTTTAACGCTTCTACCAATAATGGTACTACCCTACTATATAGTACGGTTAAATAATCCTCACCTGATATACTTTCTCCATATTCATCTGCATCAAATGGTGCAATTTTTACTGCTTCGGGTAATACTGATTTTATTTCTTGTGCTATAACACCAATTTGTCGTTCGTTATCGTAGTTATATCCGAACTGTTTTGCTAAATCGTTTTGTTCGTAATAAACACCATGCAATTTATCTAATTTTTCTAACGCATTGTTTATATTATTTAATATTGTTTTGAGTCTAATATCAGAATAAAAAGACGTTATAGTACCAGTGGCTCTTATTTGTCCTTGAACTCCTGAAGCGGCAGTATTTACACCCAAAGAATTAACTTGTGTTATTGCAACACTGGCGGCCCCTGATTGTCCTTGAACTCCTTGTACTCCCGCCGCACCTTGTGCTCCTTGTGCTCCACTTACATTAATACCTTGTGCTCCTGGTGAACCCTGTGCTCCTTGTGGACCTTGTATACCTTGTGGACCTTGAGTACCCGCCACTCCTTGTGCTCCTTGTGCTCCTGGTGTCGCTAGTCCCTGTATACCTTGTGGACCTTGAGCGCCCTGTGCGCCTTGGGAACCCTGTATTCCTTGAGCGCCTTGAGCGCCTTGTACTCCTTGTCTACCTTGTGCTCCTGCAACACTACCTTGAACACCCGCTGCTCCTGCAACTCCTTGTGCTCCTAATGCGCCTTGTGGGCCTTGTGCTCCCTGTCTGCCTTGTGGACCTTGTATACCTTGAGCGCCTGAAATACCAGCAACACCTTGTGCTCCAACACCTTGTGCTCCTTGTACACCCTGTCTGCCTTGTGGACCTTGGGCGCCTGCCACACCTTGAACACCAGCAACACTAGTACCTTGTGGACCTTGTGATCCCTGTGCTCCTGGTGTACCCTGAACACCTTGTGGTCCTTGTCTACCTTGTGCTCCAACAGTACCTTGAACACCCGCAGCACTAGTACCTGTTGCACCTTGAACGCCTTGTGATCCTGCTGCACCTTGTGCTCCCTGCACACCTTGAACTCCTTGTACACCTGCTGGACCTTGAGCACCAGCAACACTAGTACCTGTTGCACCTTGAACGCCTTGTCTACCTTGTGGACCCTGTGCGCCTTGTACACCAGCAACACCTTGTACTCCAGCTGGACCTTGAGTACCAGAAACACTAGAACCAGTTGCGCCTTGTACACCCTGTGCGCCTTGTACGCCAGCAACACCTTGCGTTCCTGCGACACCTTGCGCTCCGGCAGAACCTTGAGTACCTGCAACACTAGTACCTGTTGCACCTTGCACACCTTGCACACCTTGTCTACCTTGAGCTCCGGCCGCCCCTTGAACACCTTGTGCGCCAGCAGTTCCTTGTACACCAGCAACACTAGAACCAATTACACCTTGAGCGCCTTGTACTCCTTGTCTACCTTGTGGACCTTGTGGACCTTGTACACCAGCAACACCTTGAGCACCCTGTATACCAGCACTACCTGACCCTGCCGCACCCTGAGCGCCTTGTGGACCTTGTGCTCCTGCGACACCTTGTGGTCCTTGTACACCTTGTGCTCCCGGTGAACCCTGAACACCAGAACTAGTTGCCCCTTGAGCACCTATAACACCTTGAGCTCCTTGTGCTCCTGCAACACCTTGCCGTCCCTGTGGACCTTGTACGCCTTGAGCGCCTTGTGTACCAATTCCTCCACCTGAACCAACAACACCCGCAACGCCTTGAGCACCAACCGAACCCTGTACACCTGCAACGCCTTGAGCGCCTTGTACACCTGCTGGACCTTGAACACCAGCAACGCCTTGTACACCTTGTGGTCCTTGTACACCAGCTGGACCTTGAGCACCAGTATAATTTGGAGGTATGCCTATCCAAACACCATTTGCTGCAATAACATTGTTTGCACCAATAGATAAACCATTTTTGATTGTAAAAGTCGAATATGTCATGTTACTTCATGTCTTTTTTAATGGATTCTATTTCTTTTTGTTGTTCTTTTATAGTTTCTATTATCAATGGTATTATTTTTTCATAATGGATAGTTAAGTAATTCATACCACTTATACTGTTTCCTTTTTCGTCTGTATCAAAAGGTGCTTTGGATACTGCTTCTGGTATGATTTTTTGTACTTCCTGTGCTATCAAACCTACTTGTTTATTATAATTTAGGTATCCGTAAGTTTCTGCCAATTTATTTTGTGTATAGATAACACCGTTCAATGTATATAATTTTTCACCAGCATTTTTAATAGTTTCTATATTATCTTTTAACCTAATATCGGAATAAAATGCAGTAATTTGATTAGTTGCTCTTATTTCACCGGCAACACCTGATGCTGGAGTTCCAACACCCAATGAAGATACTGATGTTTGAAGTGTACTAGAAGAACCCTGTGCTCCTGCAACACCTTGCGCTCCAGCTGGTCCTTGTACACCCTGCGCCCCTTGTACACCTGCTCCAGAAGTACCTTGCACACCTTGTCTACCTTGTACACCTGCAACACCAGCCGGTCCTTGAGCGCCTTGCACACCTTGTCTACCTTGAGCGCCTTGTGGACCTTGTGCTCCTGCAACACCCTGTGCTCCTGCAACACCAGCCACGCCTTGTGGTCCTTGTCTACCTAATACACCTTGTACACCCTGAATACCCTGAACGCCCTGTGCTCCTACAACACCAGCTGCGCCCTGAACTCCTTGTACACCTTGTGGACCCTGAGCGCCTTGTACACCTTGTGCTCCAACAATTCCTTGTGCTCCAGTGATACCGGCTGGACCCTGAGCGCCTTGTACACCTTGTGCTCCAACAATTCCTTGTACACCTTGCGCTCCAGCAACACCTTGCGCTCCAGCTGGTCCCTGTACGCCCGCTGGACCCTGAGCACCTAAACCTTGTGCGCCTTGTCTACCTTGTGGACCTTGAGCTCCTGCAACGCCTTGAACACCAGCAACCCCCGATGCACCCTGTGCTCCGGCCGCACCTTGAACACCTTGTGGACCTTGTGCTCCCTGTCTGCCTTGTGGACCTTGAGCACCTGAAACTCCAACAACCCCTGATACACCAGCAGACCCTTGAACACCTTGTGGACCTTGAACACCTTGTGAACCTTGTGCTCCCTGTACACCTTGTACACCTTGTGCTCCGGCCGCACCTTGTGCTCCAACAACACCAGTAACACCTTGTACACCTTGTGGTCCTTGAACGCCCTGAGTTCCAGCAGTACCTTGAACGCCTGCCACACCTTGTGGTCCTTGAACACCTTGTGGTCCTTGAACACCCGCCGGTCCTTGTGATCCTTGAACACCTTGTGTACCTTGAGAACCAGCAGTACCTTGAACGCCGGTGACACCTTGAACGCCAGCTGGACCTTGAACACCGGCGACACCTTGTGCTCCTTGTACACCCTGCGACCCCTGTGAACCAGAAGCACCTTGTGTTCCTTGTGGTCCTTGAACACCTGCAACACCTTGTGCTCCAGCAACACCAGTAGTTCCTGCTGATCCTTGTACACCTTGCGCTCCAGCAGAACCTTGAGAACCCGATGTACCCTGCACACCCTGTCTACCTTGAGCCCCAACTACACCTTGAACTCCCGCAACACCAGTAGCTCCTTGAACACCTTGTGCGCCAGCAACACCTTGTGACCCTTGTGGTCCCTGTGATCCTTGTACACCTTGTGCTCCAATAACACCCTGAACGCCTTGAGCACCAGAAACACCAGCAACACCTTGTGCGCCAGCAGTACCTTGAGAACCAGCTGCACCCTGAACGCCTTGAGCACCAACAGAACCTTGTGCTCCCGCTGACCCTTGTCTACCTTGAACCCCAACAGACCCTTGTGCGCCTTGTGATCCTACACTTCCCTGTACACCAGAAGCCCCTTGAACACCTTGTGATCCTTGTGCTCCTTTGATATTAAAAGGTAAACCTATCCAAACACCATTTGCAGCAATAACATTGTTTGAACCAACAGTAAGACCAGTTTTTATAATGAAATTATTACTTGTGGCCATTTGTTAAATCTCTTTTAAATCGTCCATTAATTTTTTAATTTCAATTTGTTGTTCTTTTATTGCTTGTATAAGAATAGGAACTAAAATTTCATATTGTACGGTGAGATAGTTTTGTCCCGAAATACTATTACCATTTTCATCTAAATCAAATGGAGCAGGTTTTGTTATTTCTGGTGCAAACTGTTGTATTTGTTGTGCTATAACACCTATTTGTCTATCATAATTTTTATAACCAAATTTCTCCGCAAACCTATTTTGAGTAAAATATATTCCAGTTATATTCAGAACTTTTTCCAAACAATTATCTATAACTCGAATATTCTTTTTTAACCTTCTGTCAGAATAATATGCAGTTATAGTACCAGATGCTCTTATTTCTCCTTGTGCTCCTGTTGCGGCATTTACACCTAAAGTAATAACGTTAGGTGTAGAATTTGTTGATGCTGCTCCTTGTGCGCCTGCCGCACCTTGTGGTCCTTGTATACCTTGTCTACCTGGTGGACCTTGTACGCCAGTAGAAGATGCAGTGCCTTGAACTCCCGCAACACCTTGTGCGCCAGCTGCACCTTGTACACCTTGTGGACCCGCAACACCTTGTACACCTTGTCGTCCTTGAACACCAGCAACACCAGCAGACCCCTGAACACCTTGAGCGCCAGCAGAACCTTGAACACCAACTGCTCCAGCCGTTCCTTGTGCTCCAACAAGACCGGCAGACCCTTGAGCTCCCTGAGCGCCTTGAGCACCAACAACACCTTGTACACCTTGTCGTCCTTGTACACCTGCAACTCCTTGTGCTCCAACACCTTGTGGACCTTGAGCCCCTTGAGAACCCTGCGGTCCTTGTCTACCTTGTGCGCCTTGTGCTCCGGGAACACCTTGAGCACCAACTGAACCCTGTGCGCCTTGTGCGCCAGCAGCGCCTTGTACACCTTGTGGACCTTGAACACCGGCGACACCTTGTGCTCCAACAGAACCTTGAACACCAACGACACCAGAAACACCAGCAATACCTTGTACACCTTGTGGTCCTTGCACCCCTTGAGCACCTTGTGCTCCAGCGACACCCTGCGAACCTGCAACACCAGCTGGTCCTTGTGTTCCAATGTTACCCTGAGCGCCTTGAGCACCTTGTCGCCCCTGAGCACCAGCAGTACCTTGCGCTCCAGCAACACCTTGTGCGCCTACTGTACCTTGTGGACCTTGAACACCAGCTGGTCCTTGTACACCTTGAACACCTTGTCGCCCCTGAGCACCAGCCGTACCTTGTGCTCCAGCCGTACCTTGTGCTCCGGTTGCACCTTGTGATCCAATAACACCTTGTCTCCCTTGTGGACCTTGTATACCTTGAGCACCAACTAAACCTTGTATACCTTGTGCTCCTGCGACACCTTGTGCGCCAGGGGAACCTTGTGCGCCTTGTACTCCTTGTGCTCCTGCTGCGCCTTGTACTCCTTGTGCTCCCACAACACCGGTAGAACCCTGTGCTCCTGGTGAACCTTGAACACCTTGTGCTCCTGCGACACCTTGTGGACCTTGAGCACCTTGAGCACCTTGTGGTCCTTGTACACCTTGTGGACCCTGTACACCCTGTGCTCCAGCAGTACCTTGAACACCTGCAACACCAGTTGCGCCAATAGTCCCTTGTGCGCCTGCTGAACCTTGTGGTCCTTGTACACCCGATGGTCCTTGTGATCCTTGAACACCTGCAACACCCTGAGCACCTGCAACACCCTGAGCACCCGCAGCACCTTGTACACCTTGTGGTCCTTGAGCACCTTGAGCACCTTGAGCGCCAATTGAACCCTGTGAACCATTAGTTCCCTGTACACCTTGTGCGCCTTGTACGCCTGATGCTCCTTGTGCTCCTTGTATACCTTGAGCACCAACTGATCCTTGAATTCCTGATGCACCTTGAATTCCTGATGCACCTTGTGTTCCTGCGACACCTTGTGCTCCTTGATTACCTATTAGATTTGTAGTGGGACCAACCCAATTACCGCCCGCATCAATAACTTTTGTATTATTGGTGGTGTTGCCGACTTCCAGACCATTACGAATTACAAAAATATAATTATTGGCCATCGTTTACACAGTTATTAAATTTTTAGCTACCTTTATGGTAGTTATAGCATTTGTTGGAGTAAATAATAAATTTAATGTTCCAGTAGTAATAGTTGCATCGAATGTACCTAACGATACACCTGTAAATATTTCACCATATTGAGAAAGGTATACAGTAGTCCCATTATGTACTAATAATAACTCTATTACATGATAACTAGAACCTGATGTTATTTGTGCTTGATACTTAGCACTTCTATATGTGGCGGATGCAAAAGAGTCTACCGATACTTGTGCTGTACTGGATGTAGTAAATGTATTAGCATCAAGAAGATATAGAGAATCGAGTAATAATGTTGCACTAGAAATTGATGTTGTTGTTAACGCACCAGTATTAGCTGTTCCTGCAACATCTAGTTTATATGCAGGTGAAGTAGTTCCGATGCCAATATTACCAGAAGTATTGATATATAATCTACTTGATCCTCCTGCGGTTTTTAAATTTATAGAATTGATACCCTGCAATGATAATGATGAAGCGCGAGTAAAAATCGAATTATCTGTGTCTACACCAATTGTATATAATCTACTATCACCCGCAGAAAAAGTTAAACCAGAAATCGCAGTATCGTTTGTAAACTGTATTAGTTCTTGTGCGTCTTGACTCGCTGGACTTGGGGTTGCTGATGATACACCATATATCACTCTAGTTCCGGTTGTTACTAGTGTTATTTTTGCAGCACCAGGAGAAGCAGTACCAATACCTAAATTTCCAGTGGCTGCATTAAAACTTAATGCATTATTGGCATTTACTTGTCTATCACCAGAAGTGCCGTTATAAAGAGCAGGATAATATGTACCAGTGGTTGCATTAGTAACTGTTTGATAAGTTGATACGTTAGCATTACCAACTGTTGTACTATTGGCTGCCTGCCAACTGAATCCAGCACCAGTTTGATAATTTAGGAATGTATTATTAGTACTTGGTGCAGAGATATAACTGGTTACACTAGTACCGGTCTGATATAGTATTTGGTTTGCAGACCCACCAGTGATATCATTAGCGAGACCTACAGTTAAACTAGAAGCTGTACCAGTTAAACCAGTACCAGGACCAGAGAACTGGCCAGTTGCGGTAATCGAAGGACCACTAATATTGGCATTTAATGTTGCCAACATAAACCCATTAGCAGAGGTACTAATAACATTTACATTATCTAATTCATCGCGTACACCTGTAAATAGGTAATAATTATTAGATGCATTTGCTCTGAATAAACCAGTATGGAGGTTGTTTGCTCCATTGAAATAATTACCAACAAAACCAATAGAAACTAGGTCTGAACTATAGTTATTAGCACCCAAGTAAATAATCGGGTCACTAATTTCTAAGTGAGTTACATTGATATATGAAGTATTACCAGCGAAAGTTGTGTTACCTGATACATTTAAGTCACCGTTAATAACAACACTACCAGAAAATGTACCACCCGAAGAAGGTAATGCATAATTAGTGTAGTTACCACTATGTAAAATGGTATTCCAAGAACCCCATGTAGTATCAATACCGGCTCTTAATTTTAATACAGGATTTGTTGTGGAATTTACAGCAGATGGTGAGAATAATAATTGATAACTTGGGTCTCCGGTAGATGCAGTTGTACTATCCCACGGAGCATATGTTATTAACCCACTATAATTGCCAGTTGAACTAAAAGTAGAAGAACTTTTAAATTCTGTCGTTAACCCATAACTATAAGTATTTGGAGTTAAATTAACAGTTCTACCTCCAGAAGTTCCCATTACAAAGCCGGGTGTTCTGTATGTTGTTCCATCCCACCCACCAACAGAACGAGAATTATTAGCATTTCCACCAATATTTAAACTAGAAGCAGTACCAGTTAAACCAGTACCAGCACCAGAGAATGAAGAAGCTGTTACTGAACTGGTGGTAGTTAATGCACCAGCACTACTTAATGTCATTCCTGTAGTTGCACCATCCCCCCAACTCTGAGAACCTTGGTTGGGATATCTTTCCCACCAAGTTCTTGTTGTTGAACCAGGAATAGTGTATGAAACATCAATCCAAACACCATCATGTAATGCTTGAGTTGTCCAACTAGTAGATGTATTGGCTTTTCTTAATCTCCATCTGGTATTATATACAGCATTTGAACCAGCAGAATGTAACTCTGTGGAAATTGGTATATAATCTCCGGTATTTGCACCTAATGGAGTAATACTTTCTGATACTATCAACCTTCCTACACTGCCGCTTGGTGTTCCACCAATACCCATTTGTCCAGTAGATGCATTAAATACAAATGCACTATTGGCATTTACTTGTCTATCACCAGAAGTACCATCATAAAGAGCAGGATAATAAGTACCTGTAGTTGCATTAGTTACTGTTTGGTATGTTGATACATTAGCACTACCAACAGAGGCACTATTCGCTAACTGCCAACTGAATCCTGTACCAGTTTGATAATTTAGGAATGTATTATTTTGTGTTGGAGCGGCAATAAAACTAGCAACACCAGATGTACCTTCATAAAATATTTGGTTTGCAGAAGGACCAGTAATATTTAATGAACTAACTGTTAATGCTCCGGTATTGGCTGTTCCCGCAACATCTAGTTTATATGCAGGTGAACTTGTTCCGATACCAAGATTACCAAGATGGTTGATACGAACCTTTTCTGTTGGGGTTCCAGCATTTGATGTAAAAAATTCTAATGTGGTTTGATTGGAACCATTATTAGTTGCTCGTATTTGACTATCTCTAACATTAAACCCATTATTGGTAGTATCAAAAGATAGTACACTTTGTGTGTTTGCTGTACTTGAAGTGTTTACAATTGCTGCAACTATAGTACCACCAGAGTTTGCTCCTACTACAGCAAATTTACCCCAAGTACCGGGAGAAGTTGTTCCGATTCCAAAACCACCACTAGTGACATTAAAACTTAATGCATTATTAGCATAGGATGCAAGATCACCAGAAGTTGCATTATATAATGATGGATAATATGTTCCTGTAGTTGCATTAGTAACTGTTTGATAAGTTGATACGTTAGCACTACCAACTGATGCACCATTTGCTAACTGCCAACTAAATCCAGCACCAGTGGTATAATTTAAGAAAGTATTATTTTGTGTTGGAGCGGTAATAAATCCAGTAGTATTAGTACCAGTTTGATAAGGTATTCGATTAGCAGCACCGCCTACGATATTTGTGGCCAAACCAGCAGTTAAACTAGAAGCAGTACCGGTCAATCCAGTACCAGCACCAGAGAATGAGGATGCGGTTACAGTTCCACTAGATGCAGTTATATTGGCAGTGGAAGTAATAGACCCAGTAATTGCAACTGTATTAGCTGCTGAGTTTAATCTTAAACCAAAATTAAATCCAGCCCAAGGAGCAATAATTAAATTACCCGGTGTACTAGAACTTGTACCAGAACCATTACTGAACCATAAAGCAACATCACCAGTGGTTGTTATGCCGTTATATGAACCTCCTGATGCATTTGCTTGGAATGCTAACCAATTTGTTCCATTACCTATTTTTAGTGTTTGGTTAGAGGTAGATACTCCTGAAGAATCAGTAAACGTGGATTGTGTAATACCAGAAGCATTAAATGATGTTGCTGATAATGCACCAGTGGCACTATTGAAACTTAATGCGTTATTAGCATTGACTTGTCTATTACCAGAAGTACCATTATAAAGAGCAGGATACCATGTACCGGTGGTTGCATTAGTTACTGACTGGTAATTGGAAAGATTTGCTGTTATTGAGGATGTATTTAATCCAACAGTAACCGTTTTGGTTGAGGTATTACCTGTGATAGTAACACCATTTGCACCAGCAAACGATAAAGTATCAGATGAAGAACCGGCAAGAATTAATGTTGAAGATGCATTAATTGTAGAAAACGAATAAGATGCTAACCCAGCAGTTAATGAAACTATAGACCCTAATGAATTTTTATAAAATAGTTTACCATCGGCATAGTTTAATGCAAGTTCGCCATAATTAAGTGATGATGGTGTATTGCCTACTAAACCTGATTTTTTTAACTGAATTATTGTATTAGCCATTTGTTAAAATGTTCCACCATCTTTTATTGGATTTGTTTTCTTTAAAGATACAGTTTTTTGTTTTGTTACTGGTGTGTTTATTTCTAGATTGGTTAAATGGTTATCTAGTTCTGGGTTTTCCAATTTCTTTATCTGTTCTTTTAAAGGTTTATTTTTGGACTCATAACTGTCTACTACTGATCGAACATCTTTTTCCCATTCGATGGTTAATGCATCGATGGTTTTTCTTAGTTCATCATTCTCATTACGCGCTTTCAATAATTCATTTCTGAAAGTTTCCACATGTTGTGCTTGGGATACTAAATTATCATGTTCAACCCGAATGTTTTCGTTTATTGATCTCAAACTATTTACTTCAGATTGTAGAATTGATAATTGTTTTTCAATTTTTAATTTCTGTTCACGAGATACATCTAATTCATAGTATAATGATCCAATTTCTTCGGATTGTTTTTCTGCAAAGTCTTTCTCTTTTTGTTCTATTAGTAAGTTAGCTTTCTCTAATTCTAATCTCAATTCTTCATTTATTCTAATTTGTTCATGTAAAGATTCTTCAATAATTTTTGAATTCGCTTTTAATGAGATACTTTGACTCAGAAATTCATTCATTGTCTGAGTCATTGTATCTATATAATAATTCACATACTTGCCATTATCCATCATATTCTCCTTTCAAATATAATTATATAGTGTGTGTTTTAGAATGTTCCACCATCCATTGTATTTGCCCAAACAGGAACCCCTGCATTAGTTACAGTAAGTATTTGATTAGTAAATGTTTGGTCTGCACTACCAGGAGCACCTGTTGAAGCAATAGCATTGGTTCCGTTTCCATACAGAATACCATTTGCAGTAAATGATGTTCGTCCAGTACCACCAGAACTTACACCCAAAGCTGTTGAAAGAGTAAGTGTCCCTGAAGTAATGTTAGTTGAAATAACATTACCTTTGAAAACACCAGCATAGACGTTTGCGTATACGAAAGAAGGGTCTGCAATATTGATAAGGTTATTTGACTGAACTTCTGGTGTATACCCAGAGAAGAATATCCATTCTTTTAATACAGCATCTCTAAAAATACCAGTATGTGCATTAGCACCATCATTATAGTGAGCGATAAGACCAATATCAACTAAGTCAGATGTTAAATTATTGTTCGCTAGGTAGATTAACGAATCGCCAATATCTAACGTAGATGTTCTAATTATTGTACTGTTTCCAAGAACTGTTAAGTTACCGGAAATAGAAACATCATTAGTAAATATTTGATTACCGGTGAATGTTTGACCTGAACTGGTTCTTGCAACAGTACTATCTACAGCAAAAGATATACCATTAGCCGCTGAAATAGAGGTGGTAATACCACCACCCGCTGAACCAAATAGATTTAGGGTATTACCACCAGAAACAGATACATATGGACTACCACTGGAGGTATTTGCAAAATTCAATGAAACCGCACCAGCTCCACCACCACCTGGGTTTGCTATATTGGCTATATTAGTAACACGACCCTTGGCATCTACGGTTATTATAGGAATAACTGTTCCAGAACCATATGTACCGGCAGGTACTCCAGTATTGTTTAAGTTTGCACTTAATACTACATTACCAGTACCATCAAATGAAACAGATGGCGCTGTAATTTCACCTGCACCACCTATAGAAAAATTTCTCGCAGTTTCTAATGCAGTAGCGGTATTTGCATTACCTAATAACCTACCAGCAAATGCACCATTAGTGTCTCTTTCAACTAGAGTATTTGCGGTGTTTGCACTGGTCGCATTATCTATCTGTGATGTATAATAAACACCACCAACATTAACAGCGGAACTAGTGGTGTTACCTATAAATAAGGTATTAGATAAGTAACTATACGCCAATTCACCAGGTGACAACGAAGATGGTCTGCCGGTAGTTGACGATTTTTTAATCGTGATGGTTGTATTAGAAATTGCCATTGTCGAGTATCTCGTTGTTTAAAAAATTAAAATAAACCGCCATCCATAAATTGGTCGGATGTTATTATTTGTCCAGAAATCAAACCACCTATTTTATCGTATTTGGTGTTAGCGATATCTATTGCTGTCTGTGCTAAATGTAAAGCTGTATTCGCTAATTCAAAAATTGATTGAGCTGTATTTGCATCAACAAAAGTATTAGATAAAGATATTTGAGATGCAAAAGTCAACCTACCTTGTGCATCTACTGTAATAACTACTACATCTGTATTACTACCATAAGTGCCAGCAACAACAGATGTATTCGCTAATACTGAACTTCTGACCTTTGTTGTCATTGATTTATAAACCTTATAATTTATTATTTATGTGATTGATGGTGGTTGCTTTTCATATTCGGCAATCAACCTATCTACATCTTTTCTTTCTGCAAAAACAGTAAAGTAATAATTAAAATCCCCTTGTTCCTTTGAAAAAACAACTATAGTATTGTTTATGTAATGGGATACTCTTGGTATAACACTATCACCGATAGGAGTTAAATTTACTGAGATTGTATTTTCGTCTACTAGTCCTGTCCAATAATCGGGTAAAAATATGACAGTGTTTTCACTACGACCTCTTACATATACGCCGTTTTCTGGTCCTTCTAATGAACCGTGTTTTAATTTCATCCCTTCTTTGGTTGGATGATTAATTACGAATGCTTTTTGAACGGCCGCAAATGACCCATTTATTTCAAATGTATAGTCGGTAGTGTCAGTAGTATTGATACCGATTCGTCCACTAGTATCTTTATAGAATTGACCATTAGCTATATTAATAATAGAGTTATCACCAGTAAAACCATTAATAACTGGGTTGGTGAGTGTTATATCATTAAGTGTTAATGCACCAGATGGTCTATTTAATGCAATAGAAGTTGTTCCGATGTATAAACTAGAGTTACCTAATACTGCACTTGGTATAGTTCCTGATAAATTATCAGCAGTTAGGTTGGTTAAGTTTGCACCGGAAACTGCACCTATAGAAGAATACCAAATACCAGATGTTACATTACCTGTTGTTACTAAACTATCACTACCGGCTAATGGAGAAGCACCTACGGAATTATACGATATAGTTATATCACTAGAACCATTATAACTAGAACCAGATGCAACACCCGACCCATCATTTATAAATGATAATGAATGAACTAATGAATTTGCTAAGTTTGAAGTATTAGCAAACAGTGATGTATTAGCAAATAAAGAAGTATTGGCGAACAGTGCCGTATTAGAACTATTGGAATTATTGGCGAATAGTGATGTATTAGAACTATTTGAATTATCAGCAAAGAGTGACGTATTGGCAAATAAAGAAGTATTTGCAAATAGTGATGTATTAGCGAATAATGAAGTGTTAGCAAACAGAGATGTATTAGAACTATTAGAATTATCAGCAAACAACGAAGTATTTGCAAACAGTGATGTATTAGCGAATAATGAAGTGTTAGCAAATAATGAAGTGTTAGCAAATAATGAAGTGTTGGCGAACAGTGCCGTATTTGCAAATAGAGAAGTGTTGGCTAACAGTGATGTATTGGCAAATAATGAAGTGTTTGCGAATAAAGAAGTATTAGAACTATTGGAATTATTTGCAAACAGTGATGTATTTGCGAAATCAGCAGTGTTTGCGTGATTTACATTGTTTGTGTCTGGGATAGTGATTACTTTCCAAGTACCATCACCAGAAAGATAAGTATTCGCGTTTGCAGTTCCAGTTGCAAGTCTGGCTGTATTAACTGTACCTGAAGTTAAATTAGAAGCATTTAAATTATTTAACCCAGAACCATTACCTACAAATGAGTTTGCGGTTAATGTTCCAGTATTAGGAACAAAATTATAATATGGACTGGATGTGTATATTACTTCTAAGTTACCTGAAGTATTCGATAAAAATGTTGGGTAAAATACATTAAGTGAAGTATTATTGTTTATAATACTGATAACGTTTGCACCGGCAGATGTACCAGAACTAGTACCAGTAGATATAACTTCGATAAGAATTATATCATCTTGTGATGCTGCATTAGTTAATGTTATAGAAGTTGGTGAGGTCTCTATAAATTCTGTAGGATACTGTTTTACACCATCAATGTATAAATTTATCTGATTTGATGATGGTACATATTGAGGGGTAACAAACACTGTATCCCCAACATTTGCTGTATAGATAACTGTTTTTATATCTACAGTTAATGGTGGGGGTAATAAATTACTTAAATTTGCCCATCTTCTATAACCAGTAAGGGGGTCAGTATCAAATAACAGAATATATTGATTGTTTCCTGTTATTGGACCACTTGGAACACCTAGATTTGGTTCAACAGAAGTTAAATCAATAAACTGGTAACGGTCTGATGTTACTAAGTAAGCATTACTTGTGGGTACTCTCCCACTTAAAAGTTTTATACTGTTAGGCATTGGCTGTTTCTAGGTATGAAACTACTAACTGCGCGGTGTTTGATGCATTTCCAAATACCACAAGTCTATCGTTTTCTTGTAAAATTAATTTACCAGTTAATAATGTACCAGCATCTTTGGTTGGTATAGGGGCGTTTTTAACTAGATATGTGGTTGAATATGTCTCGAAAGAAATATACCTCGATATATATGCAGAAACAAAAAATGTATTAGACGCATGTATATTGGATACTTGACTCAATAAAACAACAGTGGTAACACCTGGTGGACAAGTGTAAACTATAGTTTCAGTAGTAGTAATATCATGTGTTAATGTTTTAAATGTATTTAATGGTAAATCTGCATTTACGGCCATGTGTTTTTCCTTATTGTATTGCCAAAATATATGGCGTCATCTGTGCAAATAAACTTTTTTCAAAAGTTCTTCCTACTATAGCAGATGTTGCTTGTTTGATAGTTAAATCAGATACGATGAAATCACCATTTTGGTCTGTTGCTGTTGCATAAACCACCCCTTCATCAATTACCAATGTTTGTTTAGTTCCGTCTTGTACACCACCGTATTTTGGTAATACTTGTTGCATGTCTATTCCTGCACCAACATATTCATATGTTTGTCCAGAAGCTCGTAATTGACTTTGTTGATAGAAATAAACATTAGTATTAGCTAAGAATACTTTTGTATTTCTGAAAGCAAAGGTTACAGTTGTTACATCTCCCACAGTATTTGCAGATTCCACAATATAATATGCATTAGCATCTGGGTCATTTTGCACCTTCATAACCATTCCGGTGTATGGTTTAGGAGCTCTTACACTTAATTCTGGGTTTGTTCTTATATTATAAATTGATAATGTTTTTGATGCAATTTCAGTATCTAATCTTAATTTAGCAGTCATTGCTAAACCACCTTTGCCTATTGATACTAAACCATAGTTACCGAAGTTGACGTTACAGTTACCTAATGATGCAGTACCACCACTTTCTGCTATAAATGCTCTATCACAGAATAACCCATAAATACCAACCAACTGTGCATACCCATCGTTCAGGATATGCATACCATCTCCACCAGAGTTAAATTGTGTGAATTGTGCAGATACTATACTTTTATTACCCATAGCCAAACTACCGTCAACTTTGATACCAGTACCACCTGGTGAAATTGACGAACAGTTGTAAATATATGGACTACCCACAATAAATGTAGTATATCTTTGATTTAATGGTGCTGGTGTATCTCTTAGAGGAATTCTAATAAAATATTCGCAATTATTGTCTGGTTTTACTGCCCAATTTCTATCTATTGTTATAGTTTTTGTGTTTGCAGAATATGAAACCACATTAGCGCGGTTCATAAACTTATTTGATTCTACCCAAGCAATTGCTTCTGCCTTTAGATATTCTTTGTTGTTCTGTAAAAGGTTGTAAGAATTAATTACTGTTTTATCGGTATTTGCAGTTAAACTATTCGGTACAATTGTACTGGTTATGTTAGCAGTACCGTTAGCTAAAATATTAGTAATAACATTGAAGTCAGAATTAATCAATGTAACTTCTGCTGGAGAACCTGAATCAAATGAATAGTTTATTTTATTTGCTTGTACCCAAGCAACTGTTTCTGCTTTTAGGTAGTTTTTGTTAAGTTGTAGTAAGTTGTATGCATTAGTTACAGTGGCCGCAGTGTTGGCAACTAAACTATTAGGTACGATAGTATCAGTAACATTAGGTCCATCTACAATAAAGATAGTGTTTAGATAATCGAAATCTGTACCAATAACTGAAACTTCAGAAGATGATGCAGCTGGACCAAACTGTTGAGTATATACGGTTTGGTATCGTGTACCTGATGTATCATTAAGTATAATTTTTTGAGATAAACTTTTAAGGAAATTGATTGCATCGTAAGTTATACCTAACTCATTTTCAATATCACCAGTATAATTATTTTTGTTCCAATATCTTATGCCAGAAAAAGTTGATTGACTTGTACTATCGAATAATAAATCTTGTGCAATAGCGTCAACAATTAAACCAGTATCTCTAGCACAAACTTCTTCATCATAAACGAATGATGGGAATGTATTACCGACATACGCATTTAATTCAGCAGCAATGAAAGTTCTATTGGCATTTAATATAAATGCCGCATTGGCCACATTAGGGTTACTGTTAGCAGTTAAATTGATTGGTCTTTTTGGACCAGCAACACTAGGACCATTATCAATAATGTTAATGATTATATCAATATTGTCTTGCACAGTCGAAACTTGTGATGCAGTACCAAAACCTAAACTAGTGTTTTGTGTATAAGTGTTCTGGTATGTTGTTACTGTCTGACCTAGAATAATTTGACCAGTAATTACTTTCAGGTGTTCGAGTGCATCTATAGTTTCTACTATTTCACCTGGTATTGCTGTTGAAGTTGAGTCATAATTATAATAATAAGCACCAGATTGGAATGCTTGGCGGTTGCCACCGTATTTTAAATCGAAACTAATACTATCAACTATGTAACCAGCATCACGAGCACATATATCCTTATCGTATATTAGAACTCCATAATATTGTTGTTGAAGGTTTTGGTATCGAGTTCCTGTGCCATCATTTACAATTATTTTGGAACATAAATTTTTAACATAATTTATTGCGCCAATAGTTACATCTAATTGACTTTCTATTTCACCTGTATAATTATTTTGACTCCAGTATTGTAGACCAGCAAAGGTTGATTGACTGTTTGTATCAAATAACAAATCTTGAGTAATGGCATCAATAATTAAACCAGTATCTCTTTGACATAAATTATTATCATAAACGAATCCAGGGAATTCATAATTGATAAATGCCACTATTTCGGCAGACATAAATGTTCTATTGGCATTTAATATAAATGCCGCATTAGCCACATTAGTGTTAGTATTGGCGGTTAAATTTATAGGTATTTTTGGACCCGCAACACTAGGACCATTATCAATAATGTTAATAATACTGTCGATACTATCTTCTATATTTGAAACTTGCGATGCAGTACCAAACCCTAGACTGGTATTTTGTGTATAAGTATTCTGGTATGTTGTTACAGTTTCACCTAAAATAATTTGACCAGCAATAAATTTTAAATGTTCGTAAGCTGTACCTGTTTGATATAATTCACCTGGAATTACTGTGGTATTTGCATCATACCCATAATAATAAGCACCAGATTGGATTGATTGACGATTACCACCATACAATAGATCAAAACTAACACTATCTACCATATAACCAACATCACGAGCACATAGGTCTTTATTGTAGATTAGACTAGCACCATTACCACTAGTAATGGTTATCTCCATACCTATATAATAGTTATCGACTGTTTCTGATGTTGAAGGTAGGGTTATTGTATTATTGGTTGTTCCGTTCGCTGTCCCACTTTCGATTTCATCTGGGAATGCAATAGCAGAACTCGCACGATCTAAAAATTTAAAACCAGTTACATAACTATTATTATTTACCCAAAATACGTCCTTTGTAGGGTCTTCTGGTTGTATAATACAGTTTCTTTCCCCCGCACCTTGTATCTGTACATTCTGTGCAATTAGAATAGGTGTTTTTTCTATATAAACACCAGAAGCAACAACTACAGAATCACCGGGTTCTGCAATTTTAGCAGCATGATTTACTGTCTTAAATGATCTACTTGCAGTTAACCCATCATCATTATCTGAACCAAATGTAGAAACATAATAAGTATTACCTATTGGTGATGCTGCTATATTAACGACTTTACCGTTAACCAATTGGACAAACATCTTACCATCATATAAGTTAAGTGCTGGTTCACCAGGCAACAATGAAGTAGGTCTAGCGTTTGGAACACTACTTCTTTTAAACTGAATTTCTGAAATATGTGTATTTGATGTTGTCATATTATTACTTCTTATAACTCATATATTTATTGATATATGCCACCATCCACATCTGCATTAAACATATCTGTATTTGCAAAAATGATATTTGCGGCATATATGTTATTAGTATAGATGTTATTGGTGTTATTATTACCACATGGATTGCAACCAGTATTACAGTCTTGTGTGGTATCATATGAATAATAGTAATCGCTATAAACTGGTCCTTTAGAAGTAGATGGAGATACAAATACAGTACCTTCCATCACTCTATCTGCATCACCTGTGGATGCATTAGAAATGATTACATCATAAACCAGTTTACCTGGCCCGATGTTTGCAGTAATAGATGAATTTGCAGATAATGTTATGATACCATTACTTGCATCAGAAATAGAGGCATTGAATACTAAAGCAACCCTGTTAGTATAGTATGACCTTTTTGCATAAGATAACACAGAATAACCCGAAAGATTTACTGCATTACCATTATCATCTTTTAGTGTTATTGTTTTATTAAACTTGGTTGCTTGTGCTAAGAAAATGTCCGAATATGCAACAGGCATGTTTGTACCCTATAAATGAAAAAACCTTCTCGTTTATTTATGCGAGAAGGTTTTAGAGTATTATAAAAACAATAATATCATTCTATCAATTTAATATCTTTGGTTTTTTTATCAATAACTGCATTTAATAATAATTGTTGACCAACTTCATTAGATTTTACCATTTCATTTCTAAATGATTCTACTGCGGCGCCTGTACTTCTTTGTTGTTGGGAATTTTCAATTAATAATACCGGCATCCATACCATAGCACATCCATATTCATCTATAGATTCTCCCGTATTCGGGTTCATTCCAGCTAGTTTTACATGCCAAGCACATCTATGTATTTCGTTATTTTTAATTTCATGACATTTACTTCCTAATGGACAAGTAATAACTTCTTTCAATTCATTCAAGACACTTCTCCTAATATTCTATTAATTCGCAATTTTCATATACAGATTCGTCGGGTAATGGAGCACCAGGCAACCTATTAACAAGAGTCAAATCTACTGCTCTAGGGTGTATTTTTCTTGGTTCTTCATTCAATTGACCTGTGTAACTATTTATATTTAGACCAGCCCAACTAAAGTCTACATCTCTCAAGTACCATTCTTGTTTATCTTCATCCCATGCAGATTCTTTGCATGTTGGTATCTCAAAATGAGGTGGTATTAGAGTTGTGTTTGGTGGTAAATTTATGTATTCTAAATCTGTATTTCGAGGAAATTGATATATTCCACCAAAAGATTTGTTATCTCTGTAGAAATATGATGTTACTAATTCTTCGGCCATTATAATTATCTCCTAATTTTTACTGCAAAGTATACTATCTATATATTTTGGTTGCCAATTTACACTCGGGCCTGTTCCTGTTGTTAGTGTATGTGTATGGTTAGTTGAAGCGCCTGATGTACCTGTTATACCAGACCCAGCTACTGCCCCCTGACCTGGATTTGGATTCTTGGCTCCCGCACCAAAAGCATCACTCGTCCATGCTGAACCAGATGGAGAATTGTCCACGATACCAGTAACACCAGTCCCACCTACAGTGCCCGGACCTCCTTGATTATTTGTTAGTGCATTTGTTATTTGACGATATGAGTGTGTATGATTACCTGCTGTTAATGTATGGGAGTGTGTTACTGATGCAAAATCATTTGTGCCTAATGTATGGGTATGGTCTGGTAATGTAGACACTGATGTTGTTGAAGATGTTCCTCCTGTGCCACTACCAGATGTTGTATTAATTCTTAATATTCTATCATTAGCTATATCTGTTACTATTTTTGTCCACCCAGAAGGAGCGGCCGCCATCAAAAAGAACATTTGTGTTCCTGATGGTATAGGATTTGTATTAGTAAATGTACCATCAGAAAATTGTATTCCTGCATTTGTCAAAGTTACCGGCATTTTTTAGTTTCCTATTAAGAAGTTTTTTGACAAAAAATAAAATCTACATATTTCGGAACCCAATTAGCTGCTGATGGGTTTGCAACAGTTGTTCCACTGTGTGTATGTGATGAATCTAATGCTACTGTGTAACTATGATAACCCAAATAAGTATTCCAATACATATTACCTGCGGAATATGATGCCATCTGTGAACCTGTTTGATACATAATACCTGCCGCGGCCGAAACAGTTCTTAAATTGGTATGATTGTGACCTGTAACTGATACGGTATGTGTATGGTCTGATGATATACCACCAGTTGTTGCCGAGTGTGTATGTGATGGAACATGTGAACCGGTTATTCCTGTTGATACATTATGTGTACCACCAGTTGTACCACCGGATGTTGTCAAAACACGGATCATGGAATTGTCATCTCGATTGATTCTCGTCCAGTTTGTCGGTGCTGCTGCCTGACAAAAAATAGTATTTGCACCTATAGGGAATGGTTTTGTTGTGGTGGTTGTACTATCAGAATATTGTATACCACTAGAAGTTAGTATTACTGGCATATTAAACTCTTAATTTTTGTAACATATTAAAACATCAACATATCTCGGAATCCAAGTTCCTGATGAAGATGCCGATCCTGTTGTTGCTGTATGATAATGTGAAACACTTTGATTACCGAATGTGGCAGAAGGTGCTGCCGCGGTTGTTGGTTGTAGGGTTGTTGCTGTATAATAAGGATTAGGTGCAGCAACAACAGATATATCATAATCATAAAAAGAACCTGCATAATAATGGTAGTGACCATTATCTGCGATATAATGATTATGTTGAGTAGATGGAGCTGATGTGGTGTAAGTATGTGTATGAGAAGGAACTGTATTTGCACCAAAAGATAATGCACCAGAACCCGCAGACGAACCACCTGTTGCATAACTTAATCGCAACATAGAATCGTTAAATGTATCTATTCCTGTTAACCTTGTCCATCCAGAGGGTGCTGATGTATTAGCAAACACCGTCCTTGTATTAGATGGAATTTCATCAGTGGTCATAGAGGTAGTATCTGAAAAGACAATACCCAAATTGTTCAATGTAACAGGCATCGTTTTAACCCTTTAACTTAGATTCCAAATCATTCACTTTATCTGTTAATTCTTTTATTGATTCTATTAACAAAGGAACTAATCGTTCATATCTAACTGTTAAATATTTTTCATCGATTGGTGCAGGAACGACAATTTCTGGTAATACTCTTTGTACTTCTTGTGCTGATACACCAACTTCTCGTTGAACCGAATACCCTAAGTCTTGTGCTATTTCGTTTGCTTCATAATAGAAACCAGATAAAGAATTAACTTTATCTAAAGCATTTTCTATACCACCTAGTCTATTTTTCAGTCTCTCGTCTGAATAGTGAGCAGTAATTTGATTGGTTGCTCTTATTTCACCAGTTGTTCCAGATGCCGCAGTGCCTACCCCAATTGATTTAAATTGCACATCAGAAGTAGTTCCTAACCTAGCCGCACTTAATGTACCTGATGATATATTACCTGCATTTGTAGTATCTGTAGTCGCAGATGTTGCTAAACCAGATACTTGTGTAGAAGTTATTGCAATTTTAGTATTGGTTACACCAGAAACTCTACCATACCCATCAGTGGTAATTACTGGAACATGTGATGCATTTGCATAGGTTCCAGCAGTTCCGGTATTGGCCAATGATTTAACAGTACCAGAAGAACCACCACCAACTAAAATCTGTCCTACTGTTGTAGAATTTAACGTTAAAGTATTGGCAGTTATTGTATTAGCTTGTAGACCACCATATATGATTGCGTTTGTCTGTACCTGTAAACCTAATGTTGATGAATTTAGGTATAATGTTCCAGTAGGTTTGATGTAATTATTAGAGGCAAGGTCATTGTTTTCTTTGGCCAATGCGTTAATTTTGACCATCATATCGCCAAATGTATTGGCGTACCCTAGAAGAGAAACTGTATTAGCCATTTTAACCTTTTAAAAAATATTGTTTTATTTATTTATTTAATAACGAAAGAATTTGACCCATCATTTCTTTGAGTTCCACAACTTCTGATTTTAATAAATCCATATCTTTAACCATTTGTTGTTTCTTTCTATATTCGAGTAATGCTGCATAGTTGGTATTTAATACAGCATTACTCTCCAAATCTCTCACTAAATCAGGATGGTCTTGAACTTTGGCTATTTTCATTGTTTTACCGTTGCTATTGCTCTGAAGTTCTTTATCTTGGGAACCAATGCAGGGTTATCTGAATAGAATACAACCTTAATAGCAAAAGTTCTAAAGTCACTGTATACAACATTGGTTGTTAAATCTGCATAAGTGATATCATTCATTTGATAAGTATCACTTGTCCAAGATGAAGTTGTAGTATATTGTACACTATCACCTGGAGCAAATACTGCGTTCATTTTTACATATGGTTGATTATCAAAGTTATTCTGGTCTACGGAATTAAGAACTTTATAGAAAACTTCGATAGAAGTGCCTAAAGGTCTCTGAACATCTACATAAACCGTCAAACCAGTAGCATCAAAATTCTTATTCAATGTTACGCGACGAGTAATGTACTTTGCAACAGCATTACCTTTAAGTAACCCACCTAAAGATTCAGATGCCGTATTTGCAGTCGATGAAGATGAAATAATATTTTTAACTAGAATTGCATTCAACCTTTCTAAATCAACAACAGGTGATGTAAACCTATTAATATTACTCAATGTTGGAGTTATTATAATATCACTTGCTGTATTTTGTATTTGTCTTGTTGCAAAATTAATATTATCATTAGGAATAATAGTAATTTGATTTGTAGCGGATGAAGTTGCGTCTTTTGTTGTTATCTGATAATCTATAGTATCAGAACCAGCAAAAGATAAATCATTCGTTGATACTTGAGCTACATCGAAATAGGTTGCTGAACTGCTTGTATTTGATGTTGCTTGGAATGATGCTGTACCACCAGCAAAATCACATCTACGCAATACAAAACATAATGTTTCACCTTCTGAAGATGGAACCCATGTAGTTGAATTTTGTGACTTAAAGAACGAACCAGCATAAGTTGGACCAGTTATAGTTTGTTTCCCATCTGTTACAGGGAATTCTATTTGTCCTTTTTTCGAATGGTAAACTTGATACCCATTACTATTAGACATAATCATTAATGAGTATTCACCAGGTGCCAGATATATTGGGTGGTCAAAAGTAAATGTAGTAGATGGTCCTATTGAATTTTTTCTGTTGGCTGCATCTGGAACATTAATCTCACTTGGGTTTTTGTAAACAATAGAACCAGGAATATCATTCTCTGAATCAGGGAACCCGTTTACGGTTGGTCTAATGCGAACATTTACTTCGGCATAATCATCTTTTGATACAAAGAATAAATCAACGGATGATACGAATAACCCATTAGGATATTCATCAGGTATAACATAGAAATTTTGAGATACTGGGTCTTTACCCATCAAACATGTTTTCTTTGCAATCTTTGTATTTCTTGCGTTATTTAATATTCTTCTTGTTTGATTAGCATCAACTAATGGAATATTTTGACTAGTTCTTTTCGCAGTGTTTATGATTATAGTCACTACACGACCGATAGCACCAGACGCACTTAATTCATTTGATTGTGTATCAATCTGAATTGACCTTAAACAATACCCAGCAACCATAGCAACAGTTGGGTTTGATCCAAATGATGTTTTTACTTGATTATAAATTGTGTCAAACCCACCAGCATTCCAGAATTTATTAACTCTAAATGGTGTTATTGCTGTATTTGGAGATTGTGCTCTGGCTATTAAATAATTATATACCGAGGTTTTAACTTCATCATATGATAATGTTGGTGCATTTGGTTTTAATGCATCAGTTGACCAATATTCATTCGAAGAACCACCGTCAATTTCAGGAACATAAGGAGGTGTTTTTGATGTACTTAAAGGTGGTCTTGTAGAAACTACTGTGGATTGTAGTGTCTGTAAAGTACCTTGTGCAAAGAATGAACCTGATGCATATGCACCATTGATTGCACTAATATGAGGTTGGTCACTAAACTCTACAAAAATAGTTCCGGTTGTGATTTTAGCGATATCATCATTAGGAATATATATGGTTCCTGATGCTTTACCATTTACATCTGTTTTAAGTTGAGCGCCTACCTGCCCTGTTGTATTCTTAACAGTAAGTACGGCTGGTGTTCCTGATGTTGATGATTGTAATGATAAAGTAGGAACTGTTTGGTATCCTGCTCCTGCCTGCTTAACATCAACATTAACAACTTTACCACCAACTATATTTGCTGTAACGTTTGCTGAAATAGTATTGTTACCACTAACGGAAACAGAAATATTATTAGCATCGGTATAAAGAGTACCAGCATTGGTTATTTCGACATACCATACACCATCAGTAGAAGGTGCATCAGGTGCTATGTATGGGCTAACCAACACACCATTCATAAAGGCATATAGTTCTGTATAAGGAGGCATACCTCTCAAATCAAAACGAACAGGTACACTTCTGCAATATGGAATAATTGCATTGGATAGTATTTGAGTAGTTGATGAAACCTGAATGTTTCCACCAGTTAATGCCCCAGATAGACCCTTTTGTGTAATGGTATCTTGTATAGCTTTAGTATCTCTGGAAATTTGATCTTGATTATTGGGGTCTACTACACTTTGACCTGTCCAGTTAATGTTCCAATCATTCCATTGAGTACCATTACCTGAACCATTAACTGCTGCTTGCCATGCAGCTTGGTCTTCATTAACGATATTAATTACTGGTTTGTTAACTGTATCATACCATACATCACTAGAAGGTGATAATTTAAATTCACCAATAAAATTAATAACATTGAATGGGTTAACATTAATGAAATCAGACGCTATAGTTTGAGTAATGAAAGGTGTTTCATCATATGTAAACATAACTAGGTTGTCTTTTAAAACTAATTTATTATTAGTTTTTGTAGAAGTATTAAATACACCTTGAGCTGGGTTAATATATAATGAAGGAGTGGTAGATGAAAACAGAGGTCTGCAATACTTACTAGTAAAATCAATAGACGCTTTGTAATCTGGGTTATTTACATCACCTACACCGTGTCCTTTAAACCCATCAACCAAGAAACCATTTTTAAATAATCGTTGACCATCTGATGCATCAGTAACATCACCACCAGATACTTCATTTTCAGCTAAAGAAAGAGTTGTGTAATATTCTAGATTAGTTACTCTTCTGTCCAGAATACCAATATCTCTCATTGTATATCTTCTCAGATTTGTAGGTACAACGGTAATGTCATCCCCACTGAAAGTATATGGTGCGTAATTTAAGGTAAATAGAGTTAATGCACCTGGAAGGTCAACTGGTTCAACCGGATTTAAGTATGAACTTATTCCTCTGATTGTTTTGAACTGACCATTAGGGAACATGGTAATTTTATCAATACGACTCAGGTAGTATGCATAATCTACAAACGCATTATTGAAAGGTGCTGGTAATTGGAAACTATCAAATGTAGTTGCACCATCAGTTCTTCTTGGTCTGAAATCTATAACATCTCTTAGACTATATGTTGTACCATATTGTTGAGATGTAAATGATGGAATTTCATTATAATTTATACTGTTGTAAGAATTTACATCAAAGTAACCAGACCCACCAGAATGTGTGAAGTAATCGAATACTGCAACTACATTACTTTTTGCAACACCACTGATGTTAGTGATATAACCGTGGTCATAATGGGTGTCACGTTGACCACTATCAGTTGTAAAGTTAGTTCCTGCACCATTAGTTACAACTGACCAAGCCGATGTATTAGTAACTGGGTTCTGGTTTGTTGAACTGGTTGTGGCATAATATACCGTGTTCAAGTATGATACAGATTGGTTTGTGGTATAAGAAGTACCACTGTTCCAAGCGCCTTGATATGGTTTAGAAGCGCCTATTTCATAAACACCGTGGAACTTATAAATGTCTGATACTCCCAAATCTATAGGAGTGTTTGCATCGGCATTTACTAAAACCGCTACATTTGTATTTGCTGTTTTAACTTTTATTGGGTCATTAGTTACACTAATTGTTGAAAATACTGTAGCTGTGCCTCCATAACTGGCATAATTTAAGGTTACGCTATGTGATCCAGTGGTTATACTTACATTCGACCAGCCCATATCAATAAATTGACCACTGGAAAGTACTATAGTGTAATATCTTTGACGTAATGATGCACTACCCGCATCCAAGAAATCTTCATTCGATGCACATGATAATGTTGCAACACCAGCACTAAATGTAGCTGAGTGTCGTCTTGTTGTTACATAGTCAACATTTGTTACTTCTTTGATATTAATTTGGTCTAATGCAAACACTAAAGAATTATATGACCCATCATATAAAACTGTACTGTTTAGTGCATTATTAACATTCGCTACGAAACTAGTTGTATTAGATTTTACACTTGATACATTCGCAATAGAAAATGATGAATTTGTTATAGATATATCATATAAAAATATTTTAGATGCAGTATTAGAAGAAAGAGTAGTATCTCCTTCAAATGCAAAATTTCTAACTCTGGATTTACCAATTATGGCATCAGATGAATCTCGCAAATCTATAATTTCACCAGTGGAAAAGGTTGGTATTGTTCCACTAATATCTTTAATTTTTAAGTAACTACCGTAATAACTATTAACGTTGATATTTGTTTCTGATGTGTAATCTCTTGCCTTCTCTAAAACATATTTTGTTGGTGCGGTATGTTCAACTGGATACCCACTGATATATGCTTTACCTGCACTGATATGAGATACAATATTTGCGTTATTAGCTGAAGAATTACCAATACTTAAACTAAACGGGTTTACTATAAAATCACCAGATTGGTCATAAACAGATTGTGCAATAGACTTACTAATTTCTGGGAAAATAGGAGTTTTATTGACACTCTCTACTATTCCTTTATTGATTCTTGCTAATTCAATAAACTTATTTGTTGTCAGATTACCAACAGTTTGTTGGTCAACATATGGTTTTGTTGTTAAATTGAATTGAAGGCAATATCTATCTGCACCAGGTGCCTGATAATTAGAAGCACCTATTGCTGGGTCTAATAAAGAATCATCATTCAAATAAGTGACTGTTGATTCTAATAATTCAAAACCAACAACTACTGATGGGTAAACACTCAGAGCGTCTGGGATTATAGAACTATTATAGTTGGATACAAAGAAACCATTTGTGAACCAAACACCTTGATCGATATTAAATTGTGTTGCATTTACTGATATTTTATTAGTTACATTAGCAGATGCACTAGTAATTGATTGGGGAAGTGGTTTATCTAATGTTAAGGAATTGCCATCAGAACTGAGACTTACAATAGTTGATCTGAAATTAATAGTAGAGATATAAAGTTCATCTCCTACACTCAAATTAACTGTTTGCATAGTTAGGGAATCATCATACTGTTCCCCAGTAGCATTTACTAATACATAAGATTCTGTTTTTATTTGAGATACATATTTTTCAGTAACAGCGGAATTTAAAGAATTCAACGCTTGTGCTTTTGAAGAATATAGTTTTATTGTTTCACCAGAAGCAAACGAAGAGTTATTTTCAACGTTAACTGGTTTTGTTATTATATACTTATTTGTTGCATCAACTTCAACAACTTGTGATATAAATTTAGATGTAGAACCAACGGCAAATAAATCAACAAAAGATGACACATTATTCGCATTACTTATAAGTTTTGCTGTAACTATTTGTGTATCAATAGTTATATTACCGCCAGATACTTTTGAACCATCTTGGTAGACACCAAGACCAAATTTTGAAATCTGATCCTGAAGAATAGTCTGTGACTGAGTTAATTCTCTTGCTTGTACCGCACCACCTGGTTTAAATAGTATACGATGATAGTTTTTCGTAGAATCAAAATCATCGTAATAAGGCGAGATATTGTAATCTTTCATTTATTTATCCTAGAATCCTAAAATTATTTTATATTGTTCGATGCCGTCTGCACTTCTTTCAATACCTGATCTATTTTCTATGTATGTAATATATCCAGAGAATATATCATAATCTGATGTGGTATAAGATAACACTGTTTGTGATACGCTATTACTTGAGGTAATAGTGGTATCTGTTGTCGGTGTGCCTTTTGTATTTATAAGGCTAAGTAGGTTGCTACTATCGTTAAATGATAAAACAGTACCGGAAAATGTCGAAGTTTCTAAACTAGTTCCTTGATATACTGTTTCATTCGGGGAAAATATTCCAAAACCAGAAACCACTAAATCGGTGCTAGTTTTATATATTTCTCCATTTGCATTAGGAGCACCTGCATTTACCGACTGTTGTGATATGGGATTGACTAATAACCCCACTTGGTGGTATGTTATATCAGTAGGGATATAACCATTTTCAGAACCACTTATTTGTGGTGCAAACATTACATGAGCACACCCAAGTTCTGATATAGGGTCAAACCCATGACCACCTACTGGAGAAATAGGTGCAATAGCCGTTGCACCGGAACCTATTTGATTATTAGTAGATGTAATAGTTACGTTGGCAAATGTATAATTTTTACCAGTGTTAGATACAGTTATATTTGTTATTTCACCGTTTGCAACAACTGCTGATGCACTGCAATTTTGTCCATCACCCGTTACTGTGACAAATATTGTTGTATTAACTGCATCATAACCAGAACCAACATTTGTAATGTTAATTACATCTATATTACCACATCCTGCATCAGTTGATATTGAATTAGGGCTGGTGGTTGATGTTGGAATAGGCATCCACTCTGTATTCATAAATTTAACTTTTAAACCAGGACTTATGACATACATGTATTTCCACTTATAACCATCGTTACCCGCGAAAATGTTATTTACACTGAATGTCCCCGGTTCGAAATATGGTTCTACTGTTGATACAGCACCATTATTATTCCATAAACATTTGAAAACTTGATCGTATTTGTTTTTCACATAAAAATTGTTGACCAAATACCCATTTTGGTCAAGTTCAGTCATATCTACATTATCATCATAATAATCATAAACAGTGTCAGATTCCCAATCTATTCTTTGTAGGACTGGTGAAATATCATTTGCTGTTAATTTCTTTACAGCAAATATTTTTTTCATTATAGTTTTTAATGATTTCTGGTCTTGGGTTGGTGTAGGCGGCGCAGAATCAATCTCCCAAGGGTCAATATGCGACACAAACATATATGTCGAGTCGGGTATAGTAGTATATGGTGGTGTTATAGATACTGGACTATAGTACCAACTCTGTACAGAATATAATTTTGCCGCATTTGTTAAAAGTGTTTTATTAGCCATGATTTATTTATACTCTTGTAAATGAATTAGTCAACAGGTAGTAACTTACTGCGGTATCTAATAAATTATTAGTGCTTCCATATGTTGAGTTTGCAGCAAATGATAGGTTAGAATAAACTATTATAGACCCAGACACACCTTTTACTGCCCGACTGCCTGAATTCACCGTGTCTCTAATATCAAACCTACATTGGTCTACAATAGCGAGAGAACCACTATCATGTAACCAAATACCGTAGGTATCAGCTGCAATTCTGGTGTTTGTGATAGATGAATTCAATATGTTTAATTCACCAGTACCATATGATTCTACACAAGTTGCTCCATTTGCTTGTAGTTGACTACCTATAAATGATAATTTTGCACCAGTTTGTGCAGCACCTACTTGTGTTGCATTGATAGTTTCTACATTAGTAAACTCAGCAGTACCTTTGTTTATGTTGAAACAATAAACATCACCAGTGCCAGTATGGCTTACTATGATATCTGAACCACGGATAAATGACAATTTACCATCACTCGACCTAACACCTGTATTATTGGCGTATATACCAACACCCGTACTTCCACTTGCACTTATTTTAATATCTTTTAGTAATAGACTCTGTGCGTTGCTTCCAGAGGTTTGTATACATGCATTATTATCCCCTCCGATAACTGATAACCCACTAAGTACAAAATAATTAACATCAATCGCATTGGTGCTTGTATTGGCGCCATTTACTGTAATGGTTCCATTTATTGTTATTGGGTTATATAGTACAGAAGATTCACCAACCAAGAATATTTTACCTCTAGTTAAGGTAATGTTTTCAGTAGTTGAATTTTTTAATGATATATAAATCGGGTTAACTTGTGGGTTAGTAATACTGGAATTATCTATACCATCATGGATATAGGTTAATGCTGCTCCTACCGTTTTGAATGGTTTATTTAAACTACCGGTAGCAGTATAAGTATCTGTTCTAGAAGGGTCTACATAAAACCTATTTGTTGTTTGATAGTTTATTAAACCAATCAAATATGTATTTGCATTATCTGTATATGATCTAGCACTATTTAAAGTTATTGTGTCATTTGCCTGTAAGAACACATTAGCTGCATTAGTGTAATTGATTGCGGTATTTAA